AAAGTTTACCAATAGGTGAAGACTCAACTAGTATTTTTTCAAGAATTAAAAGTGCTGGAAGTAATTTAAATAGCACAACATTAATTATTATTGCTGCTGTTGTATTATTTGGTATTATTGCTGCTTTTTATTATTTTTATTACATGGTACCTCAAATGAAAGCAAAATATCAACCAAATAGTGAACATGTACCAGAGGGTGGAAATGGTAGTACAGCCGAACTTCTATTTTTTTATGCTGATTGGTGTCCTCATTGTAAAACAGCTAAACCAATATGGAATGACTTAAAAGCTGAATATGAAAATAAAACAATTAATGGATACAAAGTTGTATTTACAGAGGTAAATTGTTCTGAAGAAACTGCTGAAGTTGACAAGATGATGAATCAATATAATGTTGAAGGTTATCCTACCATAAAATTATTAAAGGATGGACAAGTTATTGAATATGACGCAAAACCTTCAAAAGAAACGCTTACTCAATTTTTAAACACTGTTCTATAAATTTAGCAGCAGTTTCTGTGCCATTTTTGAATAAATTGCGCCTAACTTCTACATTACTTAATGTGTTTTTTAATATATCAAAACTTAAATAATGCGCGTCACAAATTACTTCATTTTCAATTTGTTGTTGATTATGATCAGTATTAACACTAAATACAGCTTTGAATAAAAAACTTAATAAAAAATCCAACATTGTAGAATCAGAATTTACATTTTCTTTTTCATCACTATATTTGTTTTTAAACCCTAGTATTTCATCAGGTTTTTTACCTGATTCAATACAATAATTTAATGGATAATTACATGCCATTCCTCCATCAATATAACATTTATTATCAACGCATACTGGTGTAACTAGTATAGGTAATCCACATGTCATTTGTATAGCCGTCATAAGAGACAATGTTGGATGTGTCAAATGAGAAATATCATGTACTTTGTATTCATTAATTTCAAACGAATATAGATGTAATTCTATATTAGATAATTTATGAAAATCTTCTAAATTTATATCCATTGGAATATCTTTAGCATCAAGTAGAGGTTTAAAACATTTTTCAATTGTTTTTATGTCAAAAATCCCCTTCTTGGTGTAGGCATCAAAAATATTTTGAACTTTAATTGGAAATACATCTTGCCAAGGTCTTTTGATAATATAATCATTTATTGTTTCCCAGTCGTATTTAAGGCAAATTAATACACCTACAATTGCTCCAGCGGATGTTCCATAAATTGATTCAATATCTTTCATATCAACTATTTGTTTTTTTTCAAGATGCTGAATGGCACCAAGAATTTGTATCATTATTGGACCTCCACCAGAAATAACCAAGTGTTTAATTGTCATTATTTTAAGATTTAAATTATCTTTATGCTATTATTATTATTAATGAAAATTAAATAATATAGATTAAATTTTTATTTTTTTTTCTTAAATGTATTTAAATGGCAAATATATTTACGTTGGAAAATATCGAAGACTTCTCAGAAAAAGTCAATATAGACGAATTATATGAAAAAAAACGCAAACAAGACTTGAATAAATTAGATTTATTTAATAAGATTTTAAATAGAATTCATGTCAAAATTAAAACAGTATCGCGACAAAAGGTAGACGAACAAGCATGTTGGTTTTTGGTTCCAGAAACAATAATTGGCGTACCAAGATATGATCAAGCAGGATGTATAGCATATTTAATTAGTAAACTACAAACAAATGGTTTTAACGTAAGATATATACATCCTAATTTGCTTTTTATATCATGGAATCATTGGGTACCTTCATATGTTAGAACAGAAATAAAAAAGAAAACTGGTATAACTCTTAATGAATATGGTAAAAAAGTAGAAGAAAATGATGATAATGATGTAAAGGCAATAGAACCTTCAAATCCAAATGATTATATATTGAGAGGTCAAAATATGGATCAAAAAGATAAACCAAAGAAAGAATACACACCAATTAAGTCTTATAAACCGTCAGGTAATTTGATTTATGATGACGAACTTTTAAACAAAATTGAGGATAGATTTCTTTAAGTAGGAATTTCAATTTATTATATAAAAATGCAAAAAAAGTGTTGGGAAAGTTTTTATGAATTTTGATTTTGGACATTTATTTTTGTCCATTTTTGAAATCCTTGGATATTTTATGGAAAAATATAATTGTGAGACCATAATTGAAAATTAGCATCTGGTTACCAAAAAAATAATTATTAAATTGTGATCATAAAATTTTATTATTTTTTTCATTAAAGACTTAAACTTAATTTATACTTCCAATATATGGAAGTATTTGGAAGTAATATTAAGCAAAAATTAAGCAAAAATTATTGTTGTGAAAAATGTAACTACGTTACCGACAGAAAAAGTAATATTGAGAATCATTTATTGTCATCAAAACATCTAATGGAAATAAATGGAAGTAATATTAAGCAAAAATTAAGCAAAAATTTTTGTTGTGAAAAATGTAGTAAAATATATCAAACACATGCTGGATTATGGAAACACAAACAAAAATGTAATACTTTTGAAGATAAAGCTGAACACACAATTGAAAAAAATGAAATAACAGATAAAGAATTAATTATGATGTTAATTAATGAAAATAAAGAAATGAAAACTTTAATGTTAGAACAACAAAATATGATTATTAAGGTTATTGAAAATGGAACACATAATACTACTAATAATACTACTCATACGAATTCACATAATAAAGCATTTAATTTAAACTTTTTTCTTAACGAAACATGTAAAGATGCTATGAATATTATGGATTTTGTCGATTCAATTAAGTTACAACTTTCTGATTTAGAAAAGGTTGGAGAATTGGGTTATGTTGAAGGTATTTCTAGTATCATTGTTAAGAACCTTAAAGAAATGGATGTTACTCAAAGACCAGTTCATTGTACAGATAAGAAGAGAGAAACAATATATATAAAAGATGAAAATAAGTGGGAAAAAGATGAAGAGAAAAAGAAATTACATAAAGCTGTTAGAAGAGTTACTTGTAAGAATCAAAATTTAATACCAAAATTTAAAGAACTTCATCCTGACTATAATAAATATAATTCAAAATTTTCAGATCAATATAATAAAATTATTGTTGAATCAATGGGAGGACCAGGCGATAATGATTATGAAAAAGAAGAAAAAATAATACAAAAAATCTCAAGAGAAGTAATTGTTGAAAAATAATATTTAACCATTTTTCAGCCATGTGAAAAAATATGTTACGACATTGTCAATTGAATTTAAACAAAATATGTGAAAAGATGGAAACATTGTTAATACAAAAAATATACATATAGCAGATTCAAATAAGTTCATCATTTTAAAGTTATAATCAATAATTGCTATAACTTTAAATTATTTATACTTATATTTATACACCAACAGAACCGAATAATTTACGGGCGTTAAACAACGCTTGTTTCTTTAAACTTTTTTTAGCCGCAGTAATAGAACCAGTTTTTTCTAGAGTAGATGAAGCAGCATCAATCGCAGTAACCCATTTTTTACCAGTTTTTGATTTCTTACCTCCTCTCATTCGTCTAGTTCTATTTCTTTTTGTAATTTTATTACGTCTTGTAGCCATATATATATATTAAAAACATTAAATATTTAATGACTATTATTAAATATTTAAATAAAAACTACCTTTCAACGTTCTATAATTTAAGAACGAGAAGCGGAGGCACTACGGGAAGCAGAGGCAGCACGGGAAGCAGCAGCGGCGGCAGCACGACCGGCAGCAGCAGCACGGGAAGCAGCCATGGAGGCCATACGACCAGCAGCGGCACTGCGAGAAGCAGAGGCACTACGGGAAGCAGATGCAGCGCGGGATGCGGCAGCGGAAGCGGAACGAGCAGCAGAAGCAGCACGGGATGCGGCAGCGGATGCTTGACGGGAAGCAGTTCTTTGAGCAGCACGGGAGCGACCACGAGCTGCGGATCTAGATCTAGACATTGAGCGACGACGATGAGTTCTTGCCATTTATATATATAACTTACAAAAAAAAATTATGAACGCCTAAATTATTTTTTTTAATTTTTCTAAAATAAATCAATTATTTTCCCCAAACACTATTTGTTGAATGCCACCACATTTTATTTCCCTTTTTAACATTATAAATTGCCCTAAATACATCAGTTCTGGATAAAGGAACATTACAACGATATTTATCTAAAGGATGTGGATTAGTTTTTAATTGAGCTAGAATAGCCTTCTTAGAAATTTTTTGTCTGGATTGAACAGCAAAGAATATAAAAAAGGCTTCATATGATAAAGATTGAATTGGTAAAATGTCTTCATTCTTAAGCTGAAAATCTCTTAAATATTCTTGACAAATAGCTAATCCAGAAATATCTGCTAAATCTTCTCCTATACTTGGTTCAGCGTCAAATACTATATTGTCATATCCCGCAAAAACTTCGTATTGATTAATAACATCCTCTTGAATTTTCTTAAATTCTTTTACATCCTTTTCTGTCCACCAATTGTTTAATCTTCCAAATTCGTCATATTTACTTCCCCAATCGTCTAAAGCATGTGACATTTCATGTGCTATAGTAAAACCAATACGCGATAAATTATATTCTAAACCTCTTTCATCTAAATCAACAAAAGGTTTTTGTATATATCCTAAAGGTATATAGATGCCATTTTCAGTTGGAGTATACGCGGCATTTACTACATAAGCTTGAGTTCCTATGAACTTTGGAGGAATTTGTGTCCAATCAATTACAGGAATATCTGTAATTTTTTTACCAACTAATTCAACCGCTTTAGCGTGTCGCCATTGACACATTTTCATTAAATTACCCCACGGGTCATCTTCTTTATAATCAAGTAAAGGATCTTGTCTCAAAATCTCAGGTGAACCTACAGTTAATTTAAAATTTTGTAATTTTTCCAAAGCCTTAGCTTTAGTTTTTGGCTGCATCCAATCATTTCTTTTAATTATTCTAATAAATACAGTTTTTAAATCTTCTGCCATTGTTTTAACATAATTAATTGCTTGAGGGTTATTATATTTTGAAATATACTCGTTTGATAAAAATGTGTTAAATAAAAATCCCATTGGGAAAACAGGTCTAATATTATCATCAACTATGCGCGCCTGACCTCTAACAAAAATTCCTTCAAATTGATAAAAATTTTCAGCTCCTTCTTTATTCCATCTAGATTGTTGACGTATATATAAGTAAATCCAATATGTTCTCCATTGTTCACTGTCCCATTTTTCAAGTAATAATTTAGTTCCACATAATAAATAATTTACATTAGATGTTACAAAATTTTCAGGTATTTTTTTAAATCCAAGTGCTTTACAGAATTCTTCCCAATTAAATCCAAAATTTTTTAAAGCTTCATCCTTTGATATTAAATTATAATCATCTTCATCTGTTTCTTTAATTAAATCACATGCCATAGCATTTAATATTTCAAATTCTGTATCAAATACATCTTTAATATTAAATCCATGGTTCTCTCCAAAAACAATTGTAAACAAGTTATTTAAATATGTAAAAAATTTTTTCCTATAATTATTCTTATATCTTTTTGTTTCTTCATTATCACTACTGTCATCAAAATATACATCAATGTCAATTATTGATAGTTGAGGAGGTTCTAAATAACATTTGTATATGTTGGGGTTTTTATCATCTGGATTAATGGACCAAACAAAAGGACATCCACTAGATATGATTTCATTTTTATTCATAATTCCTAATCTTTTCCATACATTATCTTTATCCTTTCTTATTTCATCTACAAATTCAACTACAGTTTTTGATAAACATTTAGTCTGTTCATCTGTATTATATCCTTTAAATGAATTATATGCTTTTTTAATACATATTGCTTTTTTAGAACCTTTTGTTTTAGGATTAGATATAAAATCTTCAA